AATAGCTTTATCTACTGGAAACAAAAATTCTTTTGATATTGACATCACACTATTAATACTTTGCTGATAATCTTCAGCACTAGTGCTGACACCAGCTAAAGCAATTTTCATCGAATTAATTTCAGCCACTGTCTCTCCAACGCCACCCAAGGCCTGCCTGATCTGTCCAACCTGAGCACCAATTGCGGCACCAGCAAACGCACCTGGAACCCCACCAAACGCAGCACCAATCAAACCCCCAGCAGCACCTTCTGGCCCGCCAAAAATCCCACCTGAAATAACAGCACCAGCGGTTTGAGTAGCAGCAAGAGCACGCCCACCTCTTCCCCCTCCAGATCTGCGGCCTTTACCCTTAGCCATCTGAGCGTCGAGTTTTGTGATATCAGCAGTTAACTTCTTGAATGCTTTTCCGCCGATTCTTGCTTCATCACGCAATGCTTGCAACGCACTACGTTGTGCATTGATATTTGAAACGCTTTTTGTACTAGCTTGGCCCTGAGCAAGTATCTCTTTGCGCAAGCCCATAATTCTGGGTCGAGCGCCTTTTGCTGCAATATCAAGTTGCTTGAGACTATTTTTTACCTTATCAATAACGGCCTGACTGCCAGCGTCCTTAAACTTGAGCTGAATTACGAGTGGTTCAATTTTTCCCATCAGAGCGTTTCCTCAGTTCAGTTAGGGCCGTTGCTTCCAAAACTTGGATGCGCTCGAACACGTCACGGCGATCCTCCACATTGTATAGGTCAAACAAGCCTCCGGAACCCACCAATACCTCGTATTTCAGCCCAACATAACCTGACATTGAGACTGTCCACTGGGTCTGCATATGCAAAAACATCATTACAGCCTCCCAGTTCTCATCCCACACCTCAAAGTCCACATCTTCGGGTTCCTCACTGCTTTGAGGCAGCTTTAAGCCGAAGACCGCAGCATCATCATTGGTTTTATCTTCTACTTGCTTGCCGCCACTAACCCAATAGATAGCGGCCTTTTTTAGTTTCCCGATTCTGCATCCGCATAAGTTTTGGTGTAGCTAGCCAAAACAGCCTTCAACCAGTCAACATCATCAGCAAACAGTGCAAGCTCATCTGATGAAAAAGGAACAGGCTTGCCATCTTCATCCTCTATACCTTCCCAGCCAACAAGAACTTTTTTTACTAGAGGCAGGCCAGAGTCATCTCCCATCTTTTCAATTTCAGAGATTTTGACTCTTTTGAATACAGCTGTAAATTCAAATTTGTCAAATTCTCCAGGGCGATCAGAACTAGGCTCCTGAACTTCAACAGGCCACTTGAAAGTTTTGACCTTTTTGCGAACAAATGCCATTAGGTAATCGTATAAGCCTGTTTAGCATACACAAAAAAAGGGAGCCCGCCAAGGCTCCCTTCACCCCATGTCTAAAGTCTAGGTGTAGACAAGCTCAACTTCATCATTTCCAGCCGTACTTGGAACAGCTGTGAAAGGAATCTCCAGCATCGCAATACCGTCCTCGTCCCCATAGGAGACATCCGCGATATCTGCTCGCGCAGAGTCAACTTTGACAATGTTTCCAGCCGCTGTGCCATGAGTAAACTCAATGATTCCAACGGTCTCAGCCAAGGCAGCGGCAAAGTAATCCTTGGTTGCCAAAGCAACTGCCTCAATAGTGAGGTTGCCTGTTACGTTTCTGTTGGTCAGCAAAACCTCGCCAGTACCACCAACAAGCTCTCGATAGACAATCTCATTGCCGATCTCAAGCGAATAATTTGACAACTTGGCAGTCGTCAAACCCATTACGTTAAGACCAGTAGTGTTGCCTTTTTTGAAAATTAAAGGAGATGCCTGTGCAGCGTAAGTAACTGAAGGCTGAGCACTGTCATCTGGTGCAACGTAAATTCCAGTCATTGTGAAATCAATAGTTGGAATCTCGCCTACTGCTCCAGTAATGCTGAAGGTTCCCCTTGCCCCAGTTACCTTGTGCCGAACTCCATCCAGGTTGTAATGAATGGTGACCGAATCAAAGTTGGTGCTAACAGGGTCATATGTGACACTAGTGTTAGCAGCAATTGTTTCGCTAAAGCCACAAGCTTTTAGCGCTTTGCCGTAACGAGGAGCGGTTCCAGCCGTGCCGGAACCGGCAAGCTCAACACTGAAAGTACATTCAACGCGAGTGTTAGCCAGTAGTTGCTCAGATGCGCCCAAGTAAGGACGAATCAAATCACGACTAACAATGTCGCTTTGAAGAGGAACGATGCTCAGATCGCGAACTAGTACGGCGTCTGCACCATCAGGACTAGCGTCAGTCCCGTACGTGCTTTCCTCCTCGATCAGAATCAGGCGTTTGCGTGTTAGCAGTGCCATCGGTTTGTTCCTGAGATGAAGTTGATGAAGACGGTCGCCGAATCAGAGTGCGCTCGCCGGTTTCTGGATCCAGCAGGTAAGTGCCGCCTTCTCCAGTACGTTCAGTAGTCATATTAAATGCAAAGGGGTGTTAGGTTCACGGTAGCGCTAGGAAGTTACTGCGTCAGATCGTCGACTTCTGTTCTGTATCGAATCTCGTACTCGTTAGAAATAATGCCTAGTGGCTGGTCTGCCTCAACGAATTCAAACTCAGTTCTGAATGGCCTTACGTCAATGGCGTAACCCCCAACAGTCAAATCAGACATGATTTTGCTATGGAGAGATTCGACTGTGTCATCAGCCGCTTGATCAGGAACAGCTGCAATTTCAATCACTGAAACCCGAACCCGTAACGTCCAATCCAGGGTTGGAAGACTTGTATTTTGCTCGGCGTCATCTTTTATCGGTTCAATGACAATCGCTGGAGATTCCCCACGACTTAGAGGCTCAACACGACTTCTATAAATCCTGTCGCCAACCCCGCTGGTGTTCGCCAGAGTCGTTTTGATGGTTGCAAGGATGTTTTCCCGCTTTGTGGTCATGAATCAGCACCCATCAAACCTTCATCAACATTATGCGCATGATCTTGCCGTCATCTAGCAGCATCGGCTCTCTGACGGTGTAAGCGACACCATCTACTGTCATTGAATCGTTGCTTACAACGGCTGAAAAGTCAGAAGTCTTGACCAAGACCGCATAGTCAGTCGTCATGACTACGCCATCAGCAATAATTTCGTCTGGCGACTCAAAATACCCAACTCCAGTCGTTGCACCAAAAACTACTGGAACCGTGAAACCCGGAGTATCAAAAAAGGCGTCGAGGTCCTCTTGGAAATTCAGTGCCATATAAAAATGCCCCTGGATAGCCAGGGGCGAGAGTCAGGATCAGTTGTACTTCTTGCGTCCCAATGCAGTCACGCTTACAGCGCCTGCACCTGTGCCACCAGCAACAGTGATGACAGCACGGGCATAACGCTTGATCTCATCGGTGTTAACGGTGAGAGTCTCAACGAGAGCTGTGTTAGCTGTAGTGGTGGTGAAAGCAGCATCAGTAACATCAGCGAAAGTGCTGTTGTCAGCCGAATCCTGCACCTTGACTGCATAGGTGATGCCTGAACCACCAGCCTCAGCGTCAAGAATCAAAGTGATGTCACCTTCATAGTCCAGAAGGTCAACCCCTGTTTCGTTGCCAGTTGCAGTGACAACATCATTAGGGGCAAAAGACAAGACGGTCAAAGTCCGTCGTGTGTTGCCGATGCTCATTCCTTAGTCCTCTTGCGAGTAGTGGGCTTTTTAGGGGGGCAAGAAGGTGCCTCTTCCTCTGCCGGAGGTTTGGCGGGACAAGCGACAGCTTCCTGTTGATGCTCAACAGCTTTGCCGAGACCGATAAGGGTCACGGCATCACTGTTTTCGACTTCCAGGATGGAGCCCACATCAGCAGGCTCCCCCGAAATCATTACTGGCCTCAGAATCTCAAGCTTCATGAGTCAGAACGAGATGATGAATTACCAGTATCAAGTGGCAAAGCAGAACGCGCCAGGCTGCTTAACGGCGAAGTCAACATCTTGCAGAGCAATGATGCGAACAGTGCCAGCAGTTGCGCCTGCAAATGGATCAACTGTTAGATCCAGACCAGACCACATAGCCATGATCAGCTGAGAGAAATCACCAAACAATGCATCGTTGTTACCGAGCTGATTGGATACGGTCACGGGGTAACCGTTGATTTCGTCGTTCTCATAAACGAACTGAGCAGTGCCGCTTGCCTTTTCGGTGCTCTTCAGAGCGCCACGGGCAGAAGCGTTAATGATGTAACGCAACGCGCCAGCATCAGCGTTTGCAACAGCAACATCAGTTTCCATGCCGATGTACTCGGCGAAGGTTCCGAAGCTAGTCAGTGACTGAGTGCCAATGCCAGTCGTGTTGATGATGCCAAGAGGCTGGTTCGAGGAACCAGAACCATTCAGGCCAACACGATCCAGCTCAAGAGCCAAGACTTGAGCAAGGTCGTTACGGACCATCTGCTCAATGTCGATGCTGGACTGAAGCAGCAGCTTGCGGGAATAATCCACGAAAGCACCACAAGTCTTAGGTGAAAGATTCACCTGCTCGATGGTTTGCTGAGACTCGGTTGGAGAAGAGCCCTCGCCGACCCAATAGGCAGTTGCAGCAGCTGACTGCTTGGGGATTGAGATGTTGCCGTTGATGCCACTCAGGGTGGTCATGCCAGCGCCAGCCAATGCAAGCTTGTTGCGCAGCAGGTCGATAAAGGAGCCGCTCAGCAGCACATCTTCGACAAGGTTGCCACCAGCAGTTGCAGTGCCAACGTTCAAGTCACGACGCAGCACTTCGTTGGGAACAACGATGCCGTTAGAAGAACGGTCGTACTTCTTGGCTGCTTCTGTGCCGACTTCAATCTCAAACTCAGCTTCACGACGCGCTGATGCATCGCTCTGATTAGCCAAGTAGTTAAGAGCGCGAACGAAGCTGAAGCGCTTAGTTTCCTGCTTTGAAAGGCCGAGGTCATTAGAAGTGACATCGGCAGAACGGATGGGCTGTTCCACTTGACGAGTTCCGAGTTTTTCGAGGATTGCAGCACGAGCTTCATCAATGGAGTTGTCTCCATCAATTAGCTCTTGAGCCAGATCTGCCATGCGGTGCTGAGCACCCAGGGCATTGATGGCGGCAACGCGGTCTTTTTCGGCCTTTTTAGCCTCCGACCGGATCACCTCCAGGTTTGGAGCTTGATCTTCCATAACAGGAGTGGGTGTAGATGCGGTCGTGACCGCTGAGCGAGTTTCCTGTTCTTCAACAGGAGCTTCGTTTGTAATAATAGTGTCTTCAGGTTGAGAAGATTCAGGCATAGCAGGCTCGGGCGAAAGAAGTGAACGTCCAATTCCTATTGTGGGGTCAGCTGGAATTGAAACCAAGCTGAGTTCATGCGGAGTCCAGCTGGTGGCAAGAACTCCTTCTTCTCTTTCCTCTACTTCGTCGATTGAATAACCAAACGAGATACCTCTTAAAATGCCGTCTTTAACGTCATCTAGATACTGTTTGGCAAAATCAGAGCGCGAAAAGCGAATTTTTGCGTAAGCACGCTTTTCATCCTCGTCGAGATAGGCCCGCTCAACGACACCCAAAACTTTGTCTGGATTGTGGTTGAACAGGAATGGAGCGCCATCATTCAGGCGCATGAAATTAGGTGCCTGGCTGTCGTGACTCAGCACTTCTGAGCCGAAATACCGCGAAACTGGATACTCTGAACTGAAAGGAAACTCAAAGGTTCGCTCGTCTAGCGAGCGAATTTGAGTGGCCTCAGTACGTTGCATCCGCTCACCAACTACTGAGCGACGCTCATCAGGCTGCTCGTCTCGAATAGCAGCAATCTTCGTCAAGGCACTAAATCGATGCCCGGCGAAAATATCAGTTTCTTCTCTGTCACGGTAAATAGCGATCAGAGCTGCTGGATCCTCCTCCGTACCATTGATCTCAAAAGAGCTTCCTGGTACGTCAATCTTGCCGTTTCGCTCAACTCGTGTGATTTTTCCACGAGCACGACCACCAGGAGTGTTCCAAGAAACAAAATCGCCTGTACTTAGATCGCCTGGCTTTGCTCTGTCCTCCGCCAATGGAAGAGGCTCAATCTTTGTCAGAGTGCTAAACCGGTGACCAACCCTGGTTTCAGTCTTTATGTAACCACCGTCTGGATCTAGACGGTAGACACAAATCAAAGCTGCAGGATCATCTGCTGTGCCATTGACAGTGAAAGATGAATCTGGAACATCGATGGTGCCATCGCGTTCAATTTCCTCAATCAACCCTCTGGCACGTCCACCTGATGAATTCCAAGAGACATAGTCTCCTACCTTTAGAGCGTCAGGTGCCGCTCTTTCCTGTTCTTGCTCCATAGGGTCCAAGAGTTCTTCCCCATTATTGCTAATAAGTTGTCTACCTTCTCGTGCTTTCTTGATTCGCTTTGAGCGTGCATCAGACCAAGACTTGCCAGGATCACCGCCCCACGCTGCCCATGCAACCCTGCCATTGCTTGGATAACCGTCTTCACCAGGCCTGAAACCCTTGCCCTGCTTATCTACTTCGTGTCTCGCAAACCAAGCTGACATCGTCACAACCGTGTCTGCACTTAGCTCATTGCCACTCAAAATCTGAGTGGCACGAGTACGAGCAACATCAGTGCCACCACCTTCGCCTTCAGATTTCCAATCCCTATAACGCTGAGCCTCAGTCCTCATGCCCTCATTGGGCATAAGGTCAATCTCAACTCCGTTTACGTTTGCCATTGCTCCGCTTGCGGGTGGGCTGTGGTTCCTCTGATTCAAGCAACTCAAGCTGTGTGCCTTCGTCTGTCAAGTCCAAATCCTTGTCGAGCTTGATACCTGCATCAGAAGCGAACTGCTGCTCTCTGGCTAGTGCAGTGATCGTCTCGTCATAATCACCGCCGCTATAGGACGAAATGACATCAGCCTTGCTTAGGTAACCAGCTTGTTCTGCTTCACGGAAAGCCTTCACTTCCTTCAGCGGATCAACCCAACTCCAACCTCTTGGCATCCATTTCGCTTGGTTGTAGCGAGCAGGACGCAACTCAAAATCAGGAAAAGGCAGTTCTCCTGACAAAACTGCAAGATTCAGCCACTCCTTGAATACCCGTCGGTGAAGGCTGTCGATCAAATATTTCTGCACTACTCTCCAATGCTCACGATCCTCCAGAAGAGAAAGCCTTGAACTGCTGTAGTTGGTGTCACTAAAGTCACGACTCAAGGTTTCGTATGAACATCCAAAACCAGATGCAAATCGTCGCACCTTGTTCTTGACGAACATCTCGAACTGTTGATCTGGCGAGTCAATATCGGGGACTGATACAGATTCTCCGGGTGAAAGGTACTTAAAAGTACCAGGCTCAAATTCACTAATGCGCTGATTGTTCTCAACGTCATCAGCGATAAGTTCACCTTCATTGTTTGTGATAAAACCCATGATGCTCGCGCCTGCACGAGCACGAATCACCGCAGCTTCCTCGTAACCCTGCAGCTGGTGAGCATCAGCCATCACACTATGGAACCAAGGCACCCCACGGTTCTGCCCTGGACGATCAGGCATATATAAGTGGATTACGTCTTCTGCAGGCAAGAAGATGTGCTTTACACCCGCTGATGGATGACCACCAATAAAGTTGTCGCCTGGATGTCTTGTCAGAATTGCATATCGGACAGGTCGCCCCCACTCATCAACTTCAACACCGTTCCTCCACTCATTAGCCGCATTCAGCTTTGAGCCGCTGTAATCCTCGTCAAGCAGATCACTCTCCAGCATTTGCAATGCTATTGGGATCATTGAATCTCCAAAAGCACGCCTAACAATTCTGAAGATAGCCTCGCCAGATTCACACATGGCTCCTACAGCTAACCACTCAAATTCGTGGAATGTGTTCTTGCCAGCGCAATCGCAACTATCTGCTTGAGACCATTCTCTCCACTTCGACTCGATCGCCTGATTAATCCTGTTATCTCTTTTGTTGCCACGCAGCTGCAAAACTTGCGACTGCAATTTGATGCCACTGCCTACAACATTAATTTGCGTCGTTCGCTTTGCCTGCCTTGCGTACGGATTATTCCGCACCATCTCGCGTGAACGATCACGCAAGCGGCGCAAACTCCCTTTAATCTCAGCGTCAGCACTCGACTGACTGGTCATCCAGTCAGATGTGAGGCGAGACACAATTGCTCCGTTGTATCCACGGCGCAATGTTCGTGGGTTGGGCTTGCCAAAACCCAGAAAATTCATGACGCTTGTGCGAATACCCATGATCAGTTGAACCTCACGAACATGTTGCGGGGATTGCCAAGGCCATTGGCCATCATTTGAGCTTGCTCTTCACGCTTCACTTCTGCCTTGTATCGCGCCTCGAGCTGAATTAAATCAGCCAAGTCATATCGCTTCAGGTTGCGGTTGCCAATTTTGTATTCCTGAACCGCACCTCCTGCTACAAGCGCACGAATCGCAGCTTGTATCGCTTCAAGATCTTGTTTGACCTGGCTACGACCGTCGTAAGCCCCAGGACCGCTTGTATAAGCAAGATTGTCCTCAACAGTCAGGCTGCCGTAGCCCAACGTCAGAGTTTCTGATGCTTTGGTGGCGACTGCCTGCCAATACCAAGTTCCAGAGTCAAAATCAGCACTATCAGTCGCTGAAATTGTGAACTCCCAGCCAGTGTTGAATGCACTGCCTGTTGATGTATGTGCCTCGCTGCCCTTGTTGAACCTCAGGTAATACTTGAGCGTCCATTCGTCACTTTTGATCTCATTGCCGAAAACATCCGTCGTGGGATCATCTCTCCACTTGACGGTGTCACCAGCCCGGATCTCGCTTGGGATGTTCACGGGGGCTTACCAGCTTTGGACGAAATTACGGCGTTTAGGCCGTTTTTGTTGCTTTGATCCTAGCTGAGACGGCTTATTAGGCTCATTACGCCGCTCAAACTGATCCCAAATGCTTCTACGGTCGAATTTCTGATAGAGACGGTGTAATCCGGCATACGCATAGACCATT